CTTCGGTATCTTTTGGGATATCAACAGGACGCATGGACTTGGTCGTAGTACCTATTCCAGATTCTTGAGATGCGGCAGCATCTTGTGCAGCAGCAGACTCAGGTGTTTCCCGACCAGGTTGAAAACGCGGTTTCCAACCTGAGTCACCGGAAGGCTTTAACGAAGCATTGATTCTATCACCTCCTTCTCCGAGAAAAGTTCTAGCATGAGCTCTTCCAAAAGTTGAGAGTGATCTTCCAACTGGCACATCATATGAAATATTTACAAAATTAGCAAATAGAGTACAATCAACACTAGGTGCTGAAGTTCCATCTGCTAACGGTGCAATAACAAAAATTTTCAATCTTCCTAAACCTAAGTTATCGTGATCTTGAAGGGTCATATCCATTTTATCTTGGTGAAATTGGTATGGAACACGCAATTTCATAGAATTGTTTTGACTCAAGTTCAATTTTACATGGTGAAAACCAGTTTGTGATGCGAAGTACTCACGACATCTGTCGTCATTAGTAGTACCTTCATGTCCCAATGGACACCACGACATCATCAAACCTCCTTGCATAAATTGAGTTGAGTTAACTTTAAGTTCAAATTCAATATCTGTACGTAAATAGCGAAAACCTTGGAGTTTGGCTACTAACATAGCTGATTTATTGAACATGGCCTCGGGATATATTCCTTCATAAAGAGTACGAACTGTACTTAAGTTTTCAGGAGTCATAAAAAGTGGCAATTCAACAACATCAGAATTCCAAATCAAATTTCTCATTTGTATTTTACGTTGCAAAATAGTCGCCAAATTGTGATTTGTGCGATCTGTATTTGAAAATTTAATGTTGCGAGAAATTTCTGATGCAGACACTGAAGGTGCTTGCATGTCGGTTGTGAGTAAAGCAGTCGTTTCCGTTTTGACATTTGAATTGTTATTTGGTGTTGTAGCGGCTAAATTGAATACCACCGCACGCATAGCCACGCGTTTAGGTGGGGTGACACTGTATACAGGGGCTGCCTGCGCGTACAGTATAACGCACATACAATAGACCAGCACGGTTTCTTCCACTATGTCGTTCATAGAAGATCTGGTATGATCTAAGGTTTTGCTTACAAATTTAAAAGCAGAAATATTCACTCAAAAACAATTCCTGCCATGCGTCGTAAGCTTGCGCATCAATTTTTACATTATAAAGCCTTGAAAGACTTTTAATTTGTTTGACAAAATTATCATAATCACTACGCTGATGTAGTGCTAATTCTCGAAGTGAGAATTCAACATTTTCTATAGTTGAAGTTTTAATAAGTTCTCCTCGAACCCAATTTGTCATGTCTTTAACTACGTTAATATCTAAAGGTGCTTTGTAATATCCATTTTTACCTTGTACAAAATTTCGCTTCAAAAAACTTACTTCTCCCAAAGATCTGAACGGGATAAGTTCACCTGTTTTTCCTTCATCAGTATAAGTATACCCAATTTGTGCAAGGGCATTTGTGATAGTTATTTGATTGAACCATTCTATCACATCATCACTGATATTCAATACATTATCGTCGCCATAAGAAACAAGAGAAATTTTTTGACGAAAATCAAATTCCAAATTTTTAACTAATTTACCTTTATGAGCATTACGTTTACAGATAATATAAGCGATACGCATAATTATTGAATTTACTAGAGAATTTATAATTACTGTATAAGGATTTCCAGAAGGTTGAGAATGCGTTTGTCTATAAAGTTCTGAATCAACTAAAACATTTGTAGAAACAATTTCTTCCCACAAAACTGAACGAACTAAACGATTTTCCAAACCGTCATCATAC